GCTTCTATACCATCAATACACTCGACATCCCCTGCGGTGTAATGCTTGGGCGAATTCACCATACTCTCGACCGGCTGCATGTCGTACTTATCTACGTACGGGTCTACCGCAGGGAAGTCTCTCCTTAACCGCTCCCAATCCTCGGGTGTTGCTTTGTTAATGCCCATAATGTGTTTCCTCTAGTAAGTGTTTGATATCGTTCATATTAGCTTCGTTAACCACGCACGCAATACCCTGCGCATCGCCTATCTCCTTCAGGTTCTTATCCTGTAAAGCTGTTGTCTTACCCTTACCTGCCTTACATTCAATCCCGAAGAACCTACCGTTGTAGCACCCTACTACATCTGGCACTCCACTCTTACCGTAGCCACCTGTAGCCGGGAAGAAATAGTAGCACCCTAATGTTTTTAGCTGCTCGACTACCTTCTTCTTTACCTTACCCTCTGGGGTCATTGCCATCTAAAGGTCTCCTTTTACTTGGCTCCGCTCGTGTAAGGTCGTACGCCTTAACTGCCGCTAGGTCTTCAGGCTTTACCCAAAGGATAACCTTCTGCAACTTCATCTGGTAAAGCATCCTAGTGTCGGGCCTTACCTCTTTTGCGTTGAAAGCCTTGTTGTTCACGATCATCGACACAGTTCGTTGGCTAGTGTCGTACTTTTTAGCCAATTCAAACTGCCGGATGTTGGTGTTTTGGTACTCTTCCCGTATTAACTCTGCCGTTCTGAAATTCATGTAGCATCTCCCTTTAACAGCCCTATCTCTCCCTCCAACAGCACTATATCTGCCTTCAACCGCGCAATCTCTTCGTCCTGTTCCTCCTCTCGATGCTCGTAATATTCAACCGCGTTACGGTGTGCCCATTCTTTAGTGGTCATTTCGCTAATAATCATAATACTTAACCGGTGTAACTGTTCGCTAGTGGACTCTCGGATATTACTCATACTGCCCCCCCAATTTAAGTTTCTTGTTCCATAGCTGCCTTGCTAAGGCCATACGTGGCACATGGTTCTCGAACATCTGCCGTGCATCGTTGACCATCGCACCCTTACTCTTAGTAAGCCCTGACTTAGCTAGATACTTCGCAGCCTTTAACTTGTTAGCACTAATATTCCCACATATTGGGCCACAGTTTTTATTGGCCCCACTACGTGCTTGGAACTCAGCACCACACTCCTGACAAAACTTAATTATCATACTTCTCCCTCCACATCTTCACTTCCTCCGCAAGCTCAAGGGCAAGCCCCCATAGTCCTAGTATGTGAACCTCCCCTTCCTCGCCCCAATAGGTATCGTGCCCACCTACACCCGCAGCAACTTCTTCGCTGTCGTCAAAAACATACAATCTCTGTAACGTGTCATAATCTTTCATGGTATTCATCCTTTTTTATTAGAGTACTGGTATCAGTTATTAATCGCATTAGCCGGCTTTTGAAATTTCCTGTGCTTGTCGCTTATCGTTCTATCCAAAAAGTAGTCTCGTCAATACGCCTACCAACACCTTCTATGGATGGAGTAGGCGGAACGGTGTCGCACAGAGACAGCACCGCTATCCGTCCGACTACCCATTCCGGTAACTCTTCCATATCATAGTATCGAGGACTATCATAGTCAACACATCCCATGCCTATACATGCTACTTCGACCCTGTTCGTGTTAATGTGTACACACACTCTATATATAGAACCAGAGGACACAAGTTCGTCCCAAATTGTATCAACAGATGACATAGAATGTATTCTCGTCGTAGCGATACCCAACACCCATAACAGCAGAGTTCATGCCGCATACCGTTAACACCGCTAACTTCCCTGCTATGACTTCAGGTAAGGTCTCCTCAGTGTACCTACAGTAGTCAGTAACTTGATCAGTAGCCCAGCGGTTCATGCCTATCACAGCCGTGGAGAACTCATGGGTTTTCTCCCCCATTATCTTTACCTCATGGATCTGCACGCATACAACCTTGTCGATAGCCAAGCTATCCTCGATAGCCTTAACCTCTTTATGTAACCGATGCACATCCTTTAATTTAACCTCAACATCGGGGGACAGGAACTTCATGGTACCCGCATCCATCTGCCAGAACATCTCCACTATTAGAGGGGATTCCGCCAAGTCCTTAGTGAGAAAACTATTTCGTCGCGTACCCAGCAGAGCATTGCACGCAGTATATAGTTCGTCCTCTATCATGTCCGTCTGGAGTGTCATAGCTTCGTGGTATTCATTTGACGTAATCTTTGTTAGCTCCTCATGAGTCACCCTGCGTAGGTACTTCTTAGCATTAGTCACGGCCTTCTTAGGGTTAGAGGTCTTGCAAGTCTGCTGTAGTACAATATCAGAGTGCCTGTTATTTTCTACGGTATGCGCAGTTACTGTGTACACAAGGCGCTCTCCTCGCTCCGCCGTATACTCCTTGCCAATGGTTACGTACCCCATACAGTAGGTATCCCCCGGCATATACACGAACGATTTGAAGTTCATGATGCCTGTCACGACGTGGAACTTACACCCCCTGAAGGCTTGCTTTATCGCTGCCGTAAACTCTACACCCGCTGCCGCTAAGTCGTTCTGTGGAGTCCCGTTGGCTGGATCAATCGAGCTTGCGGTTAGCTTGTCCACTCTCCACAGTGTCACGGGGTTACCTTTATTTATGTACCCACGTATTCTTGATGCCTTATTGTGTTCTATTGTCATTACATATCTCCCGACTTGATGTGTATTGCAGTACCTGTAGTAGGCACAGCGCTCTTGTTGTCTATAACTGTCCATAACACTGGACAACTCCACTCCCCCCAGTTCCCACACAGGTACCCGTCTGTTAACACGATACATGCTTGTGGGTTGATGCCCTTGGCAGTCATGTACTGCGTGACACAATTGACATCAGTGCCACCACCACCCATAGGTTTGGTAGACGTGATCAGACCATCTAACTCGTCGGTCTTGTATGACTCATCGCCTACTACCTCGTGGCCCCAGTACAATAGCCGAACCTTGTCTGGGTGTACTGTGTCACAGATAGACTTCACCTCTGATAAAAACGTGGTCAATGTGCGTTTGTTGATAGAACCTGACGTGTCAATGGCAACGACTAGCTCCCCCACACTCTGACTGATGCCACTAGGCATGTAGACACCCTGACTCATCAGCCGACGGTTAGGTCGTGCCCATGTAGAGTAGTCGTTACCCGCACATGTTGTAGAGATGAACTCACGCAGTACCTCACGCCAATCTACTTGCGGCTTCAGTAACTCTTCTAGTTCGCGGCTATCTGTACCGCCCATCTTACCTGCGGCTAGTGCTCCCTGACGTATGGCCTCATCAATGTCACGCGCCAACGCTCCCTTCTCCTCGTCGCTAAGATCTTGAGCGCCTTCCCAATCATGCTCATCCATACCACCATCATCGTTGTCGTCGTTACTCTGACGTATTAGGTCAAACACTTGGGCTGTGTCCATATCCCTGTACTGGGCATCTATCAACCCTCCCTTGGGTATCACAGCGAAGCCATCTGTATTGTCGTCCATGATCTTGATGTTGATCACGTAGTCCATAGCTTGGTTAGCTGTATTAGGGTCAATCTTCCAAAGGTGTTTCCACGTAGTCAGGTGCTGGTACAGCTTATGGTAGTTCTCATGCAGCACTACCCCACGTAATTCGGCGTCGGTCAGGTTGTCTACAAACTCCCGCCCGTACATCTCATCACGACCATTGGTACAAGCTGTCGGCATATCATTGATAGTCTTCTCACCTATCATTAACACCCCCGCTAATGCCGTGTACTTAGGTTGACTCATGATTGATACCAATGCCTTGGACAATCTCTGCTCCGCTGTAAGTTGTTTACCTATTGATAACATACCGCCTCCTATGTCTTGTCTGCTGCGAACATGTAGTTATTTTGCATAGCCCACTCGGTAAACTTCTTACTCTGCATGACGATGCTCCGGTGTGCGTAGCTGTCTACCCGTGACCCGTTGGCGAATAGACCCTGCGCTTCCTTGTCTAGCCGGTTCATGTACAGCACCCAGTTATCTACCCAGTCACGGCTCATGGCACCCAGTGCTCGGTACACCACCATACACACGGCTGACGCTGATACAGGGACGGTGGCATTGAGCGGGTCATCCTTTATAGACTGCAAGGTCGGTAGCTGGTCGGCCAGTTTGACAAAGGCCATCATGTCCAGCGCGGCTCTCGTACCTATAGTGCCTATAAGTAAAGCTGTTAAGGTATTGTCATCCAAGTACTCACGCTGGTGTAGCCAGTCAGATGCCGCCTCTAGTGACCTAGGGGTAACGAACGCTGCACGCTGCTGCTTGGGGTGGTAGATGTACGGGTTGTCTTCTGGGTCTTTGACATCCTCGAACCCCTGCAATACCTGTGGGAACTCACGTATAAACCCTAGCACCGATGCGTGCATACCGTTGTTGATGCCATACTCGATCAGCTCTGTGCTGTCTGGCTTACGCATGTTGACCACGGTCATGCGGTTACGGGCATGAGGCGGTATCATATCTCCCACCCCCTCTGCGCC